TTAAGTTTTGTATCACAGAGTGTGGGTGTTACAACATTAGGTATTGTCGGTGAAACTCTTAAAGGTCCCGCTTTTGAACCTATATTCATTAGAAACTTTGACGAGTTCACAGCCTACTTTGGTGGTACTTCACCAGAAAAATTCATCAACACACAAATACCAAAATACGAGGCTGCTTATATTGCAAAGGCGTATTTACAACAATCTAATCAATTATTTGTAACAAGAATATTGGGGTTATCCGGTTATGATGCAGGACCATCTTGGTCTATATCAACAATTGCAAATGTTGACCAATCAACTGTTGATTTCTTATGTTTAGGGTCAACAATCCCATCTGGAACTTGTGAACCAATTTGTACGGGATATTCAATCTATGATTATTCAATTGATTTTAGCGGTTGTACTGACAATGTTGATTCAATTGTATTCACTAGTCCTATTGACCCATTAATTCTAAGTAAAATTGATTTACCTTTTGAACAATTTAATGGTTCTATTAGTACATTGAGGGATAATATGGTACAACAAATTTTTGATGTTTTAATTACCCCAAGTTCGGATGATAATTCAATTTACTATTATGGTCCAATATCAGGTTCAGATTACACAGCATTGGTTTCAACTGGATATACTGCATCTACAAATGTATTCAAAGTTGATAATGTAGATGCTAGTTTAATCAATTACAATGCACCATTTAACGATCCTTGGTATTATGCTTTATTTGACCATACTGGTATCAATTCAATGTATACTGGTTTCTCATACTATTCAATAGTATCAGGTTTGACTATGATACCGATGACAACAACTACATCGGCAGCTCCACCAGCACCATCACCGTCACCAACAAATCCATGTGCTTCCCCAATACCAACAAGTACTCCAACACCTTCACCGACACCAACAATTGTTAATTGTTATTCAGGTAAATTAGTAGGTACAATTTATGTATTCTCAGGTATGGCTTATACTAATTATGATGACTTAGTTTTGGCAACTTTACGTTCAAGGGGTATTGCAACTTATGGTACAGATAGTACTGGACCAGCTTATCAAGTAACAGGTTTAACTGATGTATCTTTGGATTGTAGTGGTACTTATTCAGGTGTTTCTAAAAATCCATACGCTACTTTTGGTGTTAACATTACAGATAAAGATGGTGATACTTTCTTCTTTGAAACTTCATTCTCTAATTCAAATGTTAATTATATCGGTAAAGTGTTTGGTTATTCAAATTTTGCTAAACCTAGAACAGTTGTACCATTATTCTTGGAAGAAAGATTCCAAAGTTTATTAAACTATGCTTATAGAAAAGGTTACATTAGAGGTTTGAATTGTAATTTAACTTCTTTAGATAGTGCTAGGTCATCAGAATCAACATCAATTGGTTGGTACTTAGACCAATATCAATCACCACAATCACCTTGGGTAGTTTCGGAATTGAGAGGTAATAAAGTATTCAACCTATTTAAGTTTATTACAATAGCTGATGGTGATGCGGCAAATACTGAACTAAAAATATCAATAGGTAACATATCATTTAATAATGGTACTTTTGATGTATTCATACGTGATTTCTTTGATACTGATGCAAATCCAGTTGTTATTGAGAAATTTACTAATTGTACTATGAATCCTAATGAAAATAGTTTTATAGCTAAAAAAATTGGTACTAGTAATGGTGAGTTCCAAATGAATTCAAAATATGTAATGTTGGAGATGAATGAAGATGCCCCAACTGATGCTTTACCTTGTGGATTTGAAGGCTATATGTTTAGAGAATACGCTGGTGTTAAATCTCCATTCCCAATCTATAAAACAAAATACGATTTCCCAGGTGAAGTTATATTTAATCCACCATTTGGTTTAACTTCTGGTGTTGATGATGCTTTGAGAAGTGGTGGTGACAATGTTAAAAGAACTTATTTAGGTATTTCTGATACGGTTGGTTTTGATATTGATTTCTTTGGGTATAAAGGAAAACAAAATCCAATTGATCCATGTGATGGTGTTGGTACTAATTGGTCTTACAAGAGTCAAGGTTTCCATATGGATAAAAACGCTTCAGCTATTACCATATCTAACTTCTTTACAACTAGTGGTACTTCAGCATTCCAAGTTGGTTCTGCTGAATTTATTAATGACCCTGAAAGTCAAGAAAATCCATATTATAGATTAAATGCACGTAAATTTACTTTACTATGTCAAGGTGGTTTTGATGGATGGGATGTATATAGAGAAAGAAGGTCTAATAGTGACGATTTTAGATTAGGTGGAAGAGGGTTTTTACGAGGAGTGTGTTCATCATTAAGATATCCAAATGCAACCGGTAGTGGTACATTTAAACGTATTACAGTTGGTAATAATAGTGAAGATTTTGCGAATACAGACTATTATGCTTATCTATTAGGACAACAAACATTCTCAAATCCTGAAGCTGTCAATATTAATGTATTTACAACCCCAGGTATTGATTATGTGTTCAATTCAAACCTAGTAGAGGCCGCAATAGAAATGGTAGAATTTGATAGAGCAGATTCAATTTATATTTGTACAACACCGGACTATAATATGTTAGTACCAAACACTAGTGACCAAATTGATTCTATATTCCCACAAGAAGCTGTGGATAACCTTGAGGAAAGTAATATTGATTCAAATTATACTGCAACATATTATCCTTGGGTATTGACAAGAGATACTGTTAATAATACTCAAATCTATATTCCACCAACTGCGGAAGTATGTAGAAATTTAGCATTAACTGATAATATTGCCTTCCCTTGGTTTGCTGCGGCAGGTTATACTCGTGGTATTGTTAATGCAATTAAGGCTAGAAGAAAACTAACACAAGAGGATAGAGATACTTTATATAAAGGTAGAATTAATCCGATTGCGACTTTCTCTGATGTTGGAACTGTAATTTGGGGTAACAAGACTCTACAAATTAGAGAATCAGCTTTAGATAGAATCAATGTTAGAAGATTGTTATTACAAGCACGTAAATTGATTTCTGCGGTATCTGTAAGGTTGTTATTTGAACAAAACGATGCCAAGGTTAGACAAGACTTCTTGGATGCGGTAAATCCAATTTTGGACGCTATCAGAAGAGATAGAGGTTTGTTTGATTTCCGTGTAACAGTTTCTTCAGACCCAGCTGATTTGGATAGAAACCAATTAACAGGTAAGATTTATATCAAACCAACAAGAGCCTTAGAATTTATAGATATCACATTCTATATTACTCCAACAGGTGCTTCGTTTGAGAATATATAATCTTGAATTAATGATGGGGAGAGAATAAAACCTCTCCCCATTTTTTTTATTTTAAATGAATATTTATTGTTAAAATAACTTATGAGAATATTAGTAACAGAAAGACAATATAGGAGAATATTAGAATTTTATGAAAAGGGTTATTCGTTTGATTGGGATGACAATGTTTTAAATATGCCAACAAAAATACATTTGGAAAAAAAATCAAATGGAGGTTGGAAAGATTATGAAGTTTCTACTGAAAAATTTAGAGAAATAAGACATGAACTTGATGGGGAGAAATTGAGATTGAAGAATAATAATCCAAATGATGCCTTCAAAGATTTTAAAACTGAAATTTTTATTCAACATACCAAAGATGCAATCAACAATAATGAATTTGCACCCAGTTTCAAAAAGTTTAAGAAAGCGTTAATGAAAGGTTATGATTTTTCAATTATTACTGCTCGTGGAACAAGTAAAGATGCCTTAAGAAAAGGTATCAAAGTTTTAATAGATATGACCTTTTCTGACGAAGAAAAAGAAACAATGAATAAAAATTTAAAAGAAAAGAATTATAAAAGTGTTGATGATTATTTAAATGACCAACAATTATCTGCAGTATCTTCAGAAGAATTTAAAGCTGAATATCAATCAAAAGGTGGTGCTGAGAATCCAGAAGTCGCTAAAACAATGGCATTTGAGAAGTATGTTGAGAATGTTGTTAAGAGAGTTGATGGCTTAATTGAAGACCCAGACAGAGAGGGGATTAAAATTGGATTTAGTGACGATGACTTGGGTAATATCAAAAAAATGGAAGAATTCATTAGGAAAGAATTATTAAAGAAATATCCTAAAGTAAAATTTGTAATATATGATACTTCAGATCCTAAGAATGTTAAAAAGAAATATATTAATATAGAAATAAAATAATAATTAATATAATTAAAATTATATATAATTACTAATATATAATGTGTTTTATTAATGAATAATTTTTTTTTCAAAAAAAGTAAATAGAAAAATTTTCAACAACATAATATTTATAATAAAATAAATGAACAAAATTAAAACAATATAAAATGGCTGATTTATTAATGAAAATGCCGGTTCCTTATGAACCGAAAAGACAGAATAGGTTTATTATGCGTTTCCCTTCTTCATTAGGTATTAATGAATGGTTTGTTGAAACAGCTAATAGACCTTCAATAACAATAAATCCAACTGAAATTCAATTCTTAAACACCTCAACATATGTTGCTGGTAGATTTACTTGGGGTACTATTGGTTTGAAATTAAGAGACCCTATTGGACCTTCAGCAGCTCAAGCAACTATGGAATGGATTCGTTTGTGTGCTGAATCTGTAACTGGTAGGATGGGTTATGCTGCTGGTTATAAAAAGAATGTTGATTTGGAAATGTTAGACCCAACTGGAGTTGTTGTTGAGAAATGGATATATGAAGGATGTTTTATTACAACAGCTAACTTTGGTTCATTAGGTTATAGTCAAGATGGATTAGCGGGTATTGATATTACATTAAGACCCGACCGTTGTATTTTGGTTTATTAATCTTATTCTTTTATAATTCAT